GGTGGTCACGAGAGTAAGGAAGGTCATCAAATCCTAGCAGAAGATATATTATCCCTGTTGACAAGAGATAAATAGTATACTATACTAAACTTGCGTATGCAAGGTGTTAATCCACCGATCTATTCAATACGACGAATACTACGAGTCAAACTTATGACCTTCGCTAATCTAAAAAAGCAATCAAAACTAGGCAACTTGACATCCAAGTTGACCAATGAAATCGAGAAGATGAATCGCAGCAGTGCAGGTGCTGCTGATGACAGACTTTGGAAACTAGAAGTTGACAAAGCAGGTAACGGTTATGCTGTTATCAGATTCCTACCTGCACCTGACAAGGAAGAACTGCCATGGGCAAAAGTATGGTCACATGCTTTCCAAGGACCTGGCGGTTGGTATATTGAGAACAGTCTGACTACACTAGGACAGAAAGATCCTGTGTCAGAATACAACAGACTACTCTGGAACAGTGGCAACGATGCAGACAAAGATCTTGCACGTAAGCAGAAGAGAAAACTTACATACATCAGCAACATCTATGTTGTAAAAGACCCTGCTAATCCTCAGAACGAGGGTAAGGTGTTCTTATATAAGTTTGGTAAGAAGATCTTTGACAAACTTACTGCTGCTATGCAACCTGAGTTTGAGGATGAAGAAGCAATCGATCCATTTGATTTTTGGCAAGGTGCAAACTTCAAACTGAAAGCAAAGAACGTTGCAGGTTATAGAAACTATGACAGTTCTGAGTTTGCTGCTACATCAGCACTACTAGATGATGATGAGGCATTGGAGGCAATCTGGAAGAAACAGTTCTCTCTTGAAGAGTTCACAAAGGATGATCAGTTCAAGTCTTATGCAGACTTAGAGAACAGATTGAATGCTGTGTTGAACACATCACGTCCACCAGTAGCAGCAGAAGTTGCAACTGAAGAGGAGGAGATCGTAACTGCACCACCAGAACCAGTCACTGCGAGTGCTACTACTGATGATGATGCACTATCATACTTCCAACGTCTAGCAGAAGAGTAATGGAATACGTCTCATTTGAAGAGACAATCGGAGTCTACGATGGAGATCAATCTGTCGTAGACTCTTGTTTATCTTATGTGTATGACCTAAAGAAGGTCTGCCCTCAATCAGATGGCAACTCAAACATGGGTGGTTGGCAAAAAGACATAGACCATCCCATCAAACATGTAATTCTAAGAGAGTTTAGAAAATATATCAAGCACTACATGATAGAGGAACCCTATTGGGTCAACTTCAACAAATTATTTTGTAACATCAATCCTTTTGGTGCATCAAATACCATGCATCACCACACTGTTGGTGAGTTTAGTGGTGCTTTTTGGTTGAAAGCAAACGAAAACTCAGGTGATTTGATTGTCATGAACCCATACCCTAATAAGTTCATGAATACATGCACCATTGCGAAGAGAGACTACAACGCAATGTATTTCACACCTCAAACAAATAGAGGAGTATTTTTCAACAGCAATCTCATACACTACGTTGATGTGAATAGATCACTAGAGGACAGGGTATCTATTGCATATCACATCGGAGTGCATTATCTGTAGGGAAAAACGACCTTTGATTTCAAAAAAAGGGCAAAAAAAATTCGGGGCAAAATTTGCCCCTTAAGATTTTTATCTGGGTGTGAGCATTCTTAGATTATCGCCCTGTTTAGTGAATCTATTGACAAATTGCGAACTATCTTCATAAGTCATTATTTCTCGCATATCCTCTAATACGACTTTTATGTATTCTGGTCTAATTAGGTTTATTTCTCTTTTTTTGTCATTTTTGGCAATTTCGTAATCTATGGTTGTGATTGATGTCATGACATCACTACCAGACAAGGAATTGTTGATTCCAGCATATGACCAATTTAGCACGAAATCTGGTGGAACTATATTCCCCTGACCAAGCAGTGCAAACCCATCAGCGTCAACTACCCTTTTTGTCTCATAGTGGTGTATTGACAATAATTGGTCTTGATCGTACTTATTGTTCAAATAGACATTGAACTCTCTTTGTGCCATAGGCCATTCATCACGAACATTGAGTATATTGTTTGATATGAGTACAACCCAATCTAAGAACTCATCGCCATAAAACTTATCAGCAACATTATCTGGTCTATCGTCACCTTGCACAATATATGTGTTGAAGGCAACTGCATTCTCAAAGAAGTCATCTCTGAGTTTTGCTCTTTTGAATAGATTTTTGACTCTGACCAAATCTTTGCTTGATCTGCGTTTATCAGAAAAAGACGGTAAGAGTAAATCTGGGAAAAAATCGAAATATGCCATTAGAATCCTATGTCGTCCTCATCCATATTTGGTACGTTGTCAGTCCTATCTTCAAATTGAGTAGGACCTGGCACAAACTCAGCAGAGAGATCTCTAATACTCTCACTCTTATCATATGCACTGTAATCTCCTTCAAATATAGGTGTCAATTCAGTAAATGACAGTGCCATGCTTGTTCTTATGGGTTGTGATATTGCATTTGGGTCATCATATGACTGATACACATTGTCTGGTGTATAATCAAATTCTACTGCTGTCAAAGCACAAATTTTGAACATGTTGAGTGATTTTATTCTTTGAGACCCACTTCTATATTTAATACGGAACACATTTGGTGACCCAAGGAATATGTTATTGCCACCTCTTCCTCCTCCTCTAGGTAACATGCCCTGCTTGAAAAATCTCATAATTTTTCTTACTATTCTTGCCTCATCAGGATTATTAGGTGCAAATTGAAAACCAAAGGTAAAGTTTCTTAGTTTAGGACCATTGAATAATAATTCTAAATTAGGGTTGATTGCTTTTCCTGTAGACCTTGTAATAAACTGTGCAGGGTCAACGTTGATACCTGCTTTTGATAGAGCAAGTTTAGAGATAGTTGCAGATAATACAGTACCGATATCAGAATTGCCTTCTTTACCCTCTAGTGACTTTTTGACTTTACCAAGTAAACCTAGACCACCTTTTGTAGCATCTGACAACACATCACCGATATTCTTCTTTCCTTCAAGTAAACCAGTTACTTGTTTTTGAGCAGCAAAAAAGGCACCTGCTTCAAGAGTATTTGCTCTTCCTTCACCCCATGAAACACCATTACTTGCCAGTAACTTGTTCGGCATAGGCAATAGCACTCTACCAAATGGTTCTGTTTTTCTAGTGTCTGGATCAACTATGTTGCTTCCTCTACTGATACCTGTAATTAGACTTACAGAACCTCCAATATTAGGCACCTCTTTCTCTTGTCTGGAGGTTTGCTTCTGTGAGGGAACATATGCAAATTGTTCTATGAATATGTGATCTTGACCGTTTCTCGTGCTATATTCTGCATCTGCTGGATATTGTAAAGTCTCATTCTTCAATTTATTCTTTTTATCACCACTTTCATTCAATGCTTTCTCTGCCTTTATTTTTGCATCCTCTTCATTAGTTTTATCTCCTTCTCCCCCTTCAATAGTATATTCTACCGCAGGCAATTCAAATTCAAAGGGTTGATCACCAAGAGATTTCTCCCACATACCTGAATTTTTCAATGCCTCTTCATGCACGTTTCCAAAACCTGCTTTCTCTGCTCTACCACTTATATAAGACAGCTCATTTAGATATGCTGTCTGTCTGGTGCTATTTTGATCTGCTGCAATAGCAAGACCTAACTCACTATTTGGACTGACCTCTGTTCTTCTACTGAGAAATCCGTTTTGTTTTGCTTCTACTTTTATAGGTTGTCCGTAAGTTGGACTGTTCAAATCTATATCTATTGTCTCGTATATTGTTTGACCATTTATCTTATAGTGCATGACCTCGGTCATAGGTCCGTTATTACCATATGCACTTACTTTTATTTGACCACTCATCTGTAAACCCTCGAACTACTTACAGACAGGGTTACACTACCAAGATCCCTGACAAAATCTTGAATGGGTAATTGTATTGCTTTTTCCCACTCTTGCATGTTTATATCCAAAAATAAAGAGTCTACATACGATTTTAGGTATTTATGGTATCCACGGATGACTCGTAAATCTTCCCCTGCATCAATATATCGTAATATACCTGCACGGTTCTCTGGTTTAGTATAATGAAGGTTGACACCCCAAAAAGTATTGCCTTGTACTGCACTTACAACCACAAGAGGTTGTCTATCGTAAAAATTCAGTTTTTCGGCAGTTTTTGCACCATATTGGAACAATAGCATTTTGCCTGGCATTGGTGTGCCAGTGGTTGTGGACAGTGGAAACTCATTCTTATACTCCAAGTTCTTTCTCCGTCAATATTTGGAATTCCCACCTTCTATCTTTGCAAAAATCCTCTGCTGCTTCCCACTTTGCCTGATTTTTAGCATATTCGTAGACTTCTGCAACATACTTTTTTGTTTTCCTTTTTTGCATTTTAGGTTCTTTGACCTGTTTTGCAGGTTTCACCTCTATCACCTTTTCTCTTAGTTTACCCTTTATATCTTTGTATTTGATGTAGAAGTCGGGAAAATATCTGTGTATCCTATTGTCAAGTGGCGACCTGTATGGTATGACTATTTCCTCTGATGACCAAGTTACAATCTGCTTGTTTGTGTCGCAATAAGTCATGAATTTGAGTTCCCATAATGACCTATACACTATCTCACTAGCATTCCCTTTGTATTTTTTACGGTTTCTTGGTCTAAACTTACCTTTATATGACATACATAGTATGTAAGATAGCACATTGTATTTATAGATGG